TTTTCGGTAGCCTCACCGGTGGATTCTTCAGACATATGTAGGTAGTTAATAAAGAGCTACCTAATTATATCACACAAAGATTTAAAATGAAAACTATTACAATGCTGTAACTGTTCCCCCTGTCTTTTTTGCGAACTGTCCTGCCAAGGATTCAAACTTATCTCCGTGAACTTCTTTTGTGTAAGTACGAACTACTTTACCAGAAACAACTACGTCAGCCTTTGTAGTTTTCTTTACTGCTTTCTTTGCTGCCTTAGGTTTTACTTCTACTGTTTCTGCTACTTCTACTACCTCTTCTGCCGGTACTGATTTCTTTTTAGGGGTCATGATGTTTGTATTAAACAAATTTATTATACCCTTTTCTCCTTCAATAGCAAAGCCTTAATCTCCTTGATGGTCTTCATAAGGTCTGAAGTGAATAATGCGTACTCCTTTGACTCTCCAGTAGTCTTCTCATCTAGAAGTCCCTGCATGATAAGAATATCAAACAAGTCCCATACCTCTGGAATCTCTAACATCTTACATATACGATGACACTTCTGTTTCCCAAAGGCTGCGTATATCTGCTGTGCTTGAGACTGCCCTCTCGTCTTAGTAACTGTTTCGTTATGTGCCACCTCCCTTGCTCGGAAGATGTTCTTGTAATCGTAAGCTTTTCCTATATCCATTTTAAGCAGATAATCCTGACTCAGCGAGGAAGCTTTGTGGAGCTAGCTCTGCTGCAACGTCTTGATTCTGTTCTGTAGCCTGTGGCTGTTGGGGAATATCTTGTGGAGCTTGAACTTGTGTTCTTGTCTCAATAAGACTGTTAGCCATCTTTAGCAACTCAGCACGAGAAACAGCGTTGTTTAGCTCTCGTAGACTAATCTTTTCAAACAATAAGTCAAGGAATGGGGTCGCCTGCTCCATAGTGGAGAAAGGAATGGTATTAAATAACTGACCCAACTCTGCAAGAATCTCTGTAATAGCTGTGGCCTTATCTGCTGTAGATGCAGGAATACGTAGATCAACCTCTGTCTCAAAGGAACCTGTCCACTCCTTAAGAGTGATCATCGCCTCAGAAACCTTAAGCTCAATAGTGTCTTCGTCTTCTTCGCTTACCACGATCTCCATGGGTCGTTGGTCTTAGTTCTTCCAGTAACGAGCAGCAAGAGATGTGATATATTCTGCTAATCGGTTAAACGCTGTCTTATTGATAGTATACAAACCAGCAATAGCTTTGATCTCTGATTTAGTCTTCCCTACAAACTCAGTAGCTGTTTGTTCTTGTTCTTCAAGTGCTTGGAAGTTTACATCGTATCGCATAGCAAGATCACGGAATACAACAGTTCGTGCTGCCTCAAACTCTTGGAAGATTCCCTGTGGAGCCACGGTCTGCATACGAACATTCTCTTCTCCCACTGCAATAGTAGGATTAACTCCTAGGTCTTGTAACTCAGAAGCAAGTTTCATTTCTTCTACTGTTCTTTCTTCGGTTGCTCCAAGTAACATAACTATAGGATTTACTGCACGTGAAAAAGCAGGCAAAGAAGCGTTTAGTATCTTTCTATAAGCTTCACCAGCGTCTTTCATCATCCCAATCATAGATACAGAATATAGCCCTCTTTTTACGCTTGAGAAGTGAAAATCAATAAATGGCAGGAAAGGTACTTCCTTACCGTTCTTCATCTTTCTCCAGAAAGGGTAATCCTTCCCTTCGTGCTTTTCTACTATAGTACTAGACCCACCAGCATAAATAGCCATGATAGGTTTCTTTGAGTTCTGAATACTGTAAGAATAATGAATCGTTACCTTATCATCGTCTTGAATTATTGCATCGTCTGTAGCTTGTTTAACATCTCTGAAGTCTTCAGAAGTAGCAGGTGCTCCTACCGTAAGCTTTCCTTTTAGCTCTGGATACATATCAATAGCATCAGAGTAAGTCATAGTGATCTCACGTATGATTGTTTTAATCGTTCGTCCTTTCTTTTCTGAGTCCGCAGCAATAGTGGATTTAGAAGCATCAAAGTAAACCTCAGCTAACTGACATCGTTCTACAGGAATAAGATCACCGTCTTCGTTATATCCCAATTGTACAATGGCTGTACCCTCAGCCTTAAATGACTGAAGCACGTCATACCAAACTTCATCAACACCAGCATCACTGAACAATACATCCTTAGCTGCATCAACTATATTTAGCTCAACAGTAGCTGCTCCTTCTTTAACTGGTTTGATCTTTGGCATCTGTGAAGCCTGAACATCATATATACGCATCAACTTGAAATACATAGATGGCTTCACCTGTGGACGATCAGCGCTTGGTAGACGAGCAGTAAGGTCTTCAAGTATACCGTTATCCTCTTCTATCTCCTCAATCTTATCGAGCCTGTCCTTTTGTATTCTGTACTTCTCAAATAGCTGTAAGAAACTACTAACAACCTCATCATGAGTATCGTCTTGAATGTTATTATTCTCCGGTAACGGCGTAATGATATTCTCCATCAATAGCCATTATACCATTCTGGATACACTAAAACAAAGGAACACACCCTTTTTAAACTTTTACCCCTGAATTTATCAAAGATGCCTTGAAATTTGAAATTTGACGCTTCTTTTCTGACAAACTAAGCGGACTTCTCTTAGCCTTGAGTGTTTCCATACATACATATCGAGTAGCATCTAAACAGTTGTGAACTAGTATATTATTAGCAAAGTATTCGTGCTCCCCCTCCACCGTAAGATCATAAACCTTCTCTTTCCTGTCTTCTCCTTGCACGCAGCGCACGAGCTTTGCAGTTAGCATGACAGTATTTTGATAATCCAGAGTGTCTCGTTTTGTATTCTTCTCCGCAGTGATGGCATCTAAGGGTTCTGTATTTTCGTCCTTCCCAGGTTCTCCTTCCGTGCTCTTTGTGCCAAGCTCTCCCCTCTTCACTTCTGTGCCACTCGGGTGCTTTTGCAATCCCTTTCTTCTGGAACTCCTTAAAGAACTCAGGATTTTTTTTAACCCTTTTTTGCATATGCTCAGAAAGGTGCTTGGATTTTTCAACAAGCTCAAGATTCTCGATACGATTATCCCAGGGGTTTCCATTTCTGTGGTGGACGTGAAAACCTTTCGGAATCGTGCCGTTAGCATCTTTCCACACTTCAGTATGCATTCGTGTACATCCTCTCGAGAAGTAACGTTCGCGTGGATATAGTCTAAAAGTTCTATCGCCAAACGTTTGGAAAGGCAGACCGTCATCCCCGATTTCAATTCTGACACCTTTATCCATCCCTTGTTTGTCCATACCTTGTGATTAGGAGTACATTCCAATACTACTGAAAACGTATCGAATTGCAACGAGTATCTAAACACTTGTTTCTCTCCGTTATCCCAATGCTTAATAACCCTTCGAGGCCCTTGTGATGTAATCACCTCATCCCCCTCCTCAATATCCTCAATGTTAATTTGCCCCTTAGTGGTTAGTATTTTTGTGTGTCCAACAAAACAATGGTTATACGCATCAACTGGCTTATTGAGCGTCTTACCGTCCTTGTCTTCTATCCATTTATAGTGTTTAAGCTCTTTAATGAGATTGTATGAAGGCTCTATGACGTTGAAGTTGAACTGTTTGATAAGATTGATACCGTAGTTGATACTATCCCTTCCCTTCTTTGCAGGTTTAGCATTGAATCCATGGTTACACAGTTCTTGTATAGATTTAGGCTCAGCAGAATCACAGTAGATAGGATCAGACTTATCAACCCCTAATAACTTAAGCTTTGTAGCGATATCATCGTTCGTTAATCCCTTCTCGAAGAGTAGTTCTTCTACATAGATATCATCATCTTCCTTTGTAAGGCTCACAATTGCCGTAGGATCGTTTGAATATCCAAAGTCGAGTCCATACCCCAAAAACTTTCCTTTAAGCGGTGAGGCTAAAGCAGTGAAGTAATTTTCATATACAAGACCTTGTATCTTACCGTATTCTCCTTGTCCGTAGATTTTCCAGTACATAGGGTCTGTCTTCTCTAGGAGTTCTATCTCGTTGACCATAATCTCTGGGAGGAAGGGATTGTCCTTGTATGTAGACACGATGACTTCTACGTCTTGTTCATCCTTTGCTCTCTTCTGTTCTAGTTCTGTATTGATCCATACTTCTTCATCATCAGGGTTGAAGTCTAAGAAGATAAGCCCGCTGGTACGCATTAAGAGCTGAAAGAACTCTTGTTTGTAGTTAAGCTCATTAGCCTCATTACAGTAGAGATGTAAACGTTTAGATCCACGTAGCTTCTGTTGGTCATCAGCACCAATAAACTCTACCATTCTGTACTTACCCTTAGTTGTCTCAAACTTATATTGTCTGAGTGTCTTGTTATGTTCTACAAGTCCATACAGTTCGTTCTCATGAAGTACTTCTTCAAAATCACGCATAACAGTAGCTTCAATAGTACTCTTGTTCTTACGTACCACATGTACCACACCTTCGTCTACCATTTCATCTGATTCACGTATCTTACCGTTAATAATCCATATAGCTAATATCTGACACATGGAATAGGTTTTACCAGAACGAGTACCACCACGGTTAATAACTATACGTTTAGTGGATTCCCAGTTCTTTTGAAAGATGGGTGTTGATTTCATTCAGGTTTAATAATCTCTACGGGAATAGAAGTAATCTTGTCTCCTTTGGATGTGATATCAATCTCTGCTCTTTGTTTTTTAGACATGAAGAACTCAATGCTTGGTGCAAATTCTTTTCTGAAGGCCTTTGGGTCTTCGTGTGCCAAGTTCTGCATCTCGTCTAAGTATCGCATGCACAAGGCCTGCCCTCCCTCTTCCCACATATCTCTTAATTTCCTGTAGGCTTCGTGTCCTTGTCTGGACCACTCTTTAGTCTGGGGATCGTTCTTTTTGAAAGGCATGGAATTCCATTGACTGTTATATTATATTATTGTTTGTTCTTTAGGTCAAATTGTCTGTAAGGTGTATACGGTTCCAACCGTCTAT